AGAAAATGGTAAAACCATTGATATGTATTGTGATGAAGAATCTAAATTAAAAGAGCCAATAAAATACAACGAAATAGCTACAGATTTATGGTATGAGTGGCAAGAAAAAACTGGGCATATGTGTATTCCAGGAGATTTTATTGCAGGTAATGTAGCTATAGTGTATGATGAAAGCAAATCATGTGTGGAAGATACAAAACAATTCGGATCAAGAACATGAAAGACTCATTTCAAGAAATGCTTTATAGAGAGCAAATGAAAATAAATACTTTATCAATATTAATTAATAGTATTGAAATGTGTATAAACAAAGGGTATTTGCATACTGAAGATAAAGATACTTTAATAAGTATTGCAAATAAATTAAAAAATGAAAATCAAATTAACCAAGAGAAAGTGAATGTACTATGAACGTAGATCCTAAAATGAAAATACTTCAAGCAAATATTAATAAACTATTAAACGAAAGAGAAACTCTTAAAAAGAAAATAGAAAAACTTAAAGATCGTATTGCAAAGTTAGAAGGTGAATCTCATTTACCTGATGAAGATATTAAAGTTGGTGGTACAGATTAATGTTTGATGACTCAAGGCATACTCGTTTGCAAAAACGATTCAAAGGCTTATCAAGAGTCGCATCTGCGATAAGTGATTTATACATTTATGGAATATACGAACAGAATTTTCCAGTCTTGGTAAGCAAACTTGATGAAGCTAAGAGTCTAGTTAAAAAAGAAATTGTAGAAACAAAAAAAGAAATGGCTTGGTTAGAAGGAATAGAATATATTAGTGATGAAGATATTACTGATCCTTTAAAAAAACTACCTGAGTTTTAACCAAACTTTTGGAATACAAAGTATCTCTCCAAATTCAATAGAATTATCTTCAGGATCAATACTGTAAGTACTAAAAGTTTTTATATAAGTTTTAGTCTCCTCAAATATCCAACCTTGAGTATGACAAATTGACGGAGTTAATTCTTTAAATTCTTTAGAGTCAATCCAACCTGTTTTAGAGTTGGCATCATACCAGTTAAGAGTACCTTTAATCTTTTTATATGGAAATTTAATGTACGGTTTTTTTGACATTCATTTCAAATGGAAATGATGAACCACCAAAAACAACATCAGATGCTGGTATAGATTCTTCATCTATAAGCAATTGTAAGTAAGTAGTATAAATCATAGCTAGAGCCATAGCATCAACAATGTTGCTAGGCAGTTTAGGATTATCTTTTTGAACGAAGTCTGCTATTTTATCAGGTTTAACGTGTTTAATAAAATCTTCAGCAAAAGACTTACGTTTGAATTTTAGAATTTTAGCCATAATTTAAAAACAATAATTCGAAGGATAACTACGTTTATACTTTGAGACGACATAGAAAGTCAACGTGATCTTTAACAAGTGGTAAAACTTTGTTATAGATTTGTTGATAAATTAAAACTTCGTTATTTATCTCATCTTTTGTATAGATATCATACAAAATATTAGCATAATCTACAGGATTTAAGCCTAAAGTATTCCAGAACTTACGTTCAGATAACATATGTAATTGATGATGATGAACATAACATAAAGGAATAGTAAACTTATCAGATACTTTTTGACTAAAGCCTCGCTTTTCAGCAATAGTAATATGATGTGCTTGGCACTCATTATAAAGGCAAAGCAAACAAGGTAGTGAAGCTACCCATTTTAAATACTTCTTAGATTTAAACTTTGTGGTTTTTTGCACCAATACCTTTTATAGTATTTCTTACTTTAATGTAACCAAAATAAATAGCTAATCTAGATAAAGATTCTTGTACTCTATAAGAAATCTTTTTCTTACTAATGTTAAGTAGATTAGATAATTCAAGAATAGAATAATTTTCCCAACAATAAAATTTAAGGAAGTGTACAGCTTCTGGTCCTATTTCTTGTGAGATTTTAACAAGCTCAGATAAAGCACCAACACGTGAAAGCATAGCATCATAGTAACCATCTATGCGTGGTTGCATATTAGAAACACCAGATCCTAATTGTGATATCTCACATAGTCGTCTGTATCTAGAGCCAGAAATATATTGAGCTTCAGAAATATGTTTACGATGAAACATATATTCCAGTCTTGATTCTCGGATATTGTATAGAACAGTTTTCTTATCAACTATTCGAGTTATCAATTCTGGTCGTTGCATATTTACTATTATAAAATAATTCGATTAATTTATCAATAAACAATTTAAACTCGGAGTTGTTATTATATTGTTTATGTAGTCTTTGCACTCTATTTGTAGAAGTGCAATTATGCAATCTGTGAATAATACTTTTAACCCCATACTTTTTAGTAGGGTTTAAAAGGTAAGATAAAAGGATAGAGATATTATAATAATTATAATGTTTATTATTATTAAATTCTTGTTGTCCTTTAAGTATTTTGATAGGAATATCAAAGTGATTTGAAATGAAACATTGTATATTATTAACCATAGGAGACTAAATGTTAGAAAAAGATTACAGACATACTGCCAGTAAAGGCAATTCATTTATTGATTCGCCACCATACTGGATCATTAATGAACTATATCAATTTGAATCTAAACCAAATGCTAGAATGATAATGGGTTCAGCAGCTGAAGAAGGTGCTATGAACGCAATACAAAAAGAAGCATATGATGAAGATACAATACATGAGTTTACTCAAAAGAAGTTCCGGGAACTTGGTGGATCAGATGATGATGATGAATCAGAAATGGCAGCTAAGATTGCTGTACGATTTAAAGATTCATTAATATCATTTGGTGATGTGTTATCATATCAAAAAGAAATTCAAGTTCCAGGAAAACCATATGGTTTGAAACATGATATATGTTGCAAAACAGATTTTGAATTTAAAGATATAATTATAGATACTAAAGCTACTGCTTATCTTAAAAGATTAAAGTCTGGTGCATTAGATAAAAATTGGTACCCAAAACCATCAGACGTTAGACAGCAATTTCTATACAAGGAAATCTTTAAGAAACAAACAATGTTATTGTATTGTTCTTATAACGATACTGAAGCTGTAGAAATAGAGCATTTAGATTCATCATTAGATGAGATGATAAATGCTTTTAAAACTATAGAGCATATAACTTCTATTGCTAAAACAAAAGAAGATGTAGTTAGAATGTTCCCACTAAATTTAGAAAACTTTAGATGGGGCAAAGGTGATAGCGATGCTAAGATTTTTGCAAAAGAAATCTGGCAAAAAGCTTGGAAATAAGTATATTCTAATTATGCAAAAAATAGGTAATATAGTTAAACATATAAACAAACAAGGAAAACAAAACATGGCAAATACAGAAACGTATGACGCAACAGTAAAAGGAGTTAAGGATATCCATGATGCAGAAAATCCAGTTAAATACTGGTTAGCTGTAGAAATGGAAAATGGTATTGAACGAAAATTATTCGTTGACCAAAGCTGTCGTCATATTAGCAAGAATGATAAAGTTAGAGTTACTGGTTATGTAATTAAAAAACCAGGAAGCAACAATCAGACTTGTGTAAAAATAGAACCGTTAAATGTAACTAATGATAAAGGAGATACTATGCAAACTAATGGACATGCTGCACCAGCAGTAAAAACATTTTCAGCACAAATGCCAAATACTAATTGGTCTGAGAAATACAGATTAACTATGTCAAATTTATTATCAAGTATTCTTCCTAACAGAAGTGTACAAGAATATGACGATGTTTATAAAGCTTGTGATAAAGTTGTTAGAGATATTCTCTCTACACAAGAGGATGGTTCTGAGAAAGCACCATTTTAATTAACAACATACGCACCCTTGTATTTCAAGTGGTCTCCCTTTGTTAGTTAGTACAGGGGTGTGTAAACAAATAAAATTATGATTAATGAAAAAAGATTAGAAGAAGCTTTAAAGTTCTTAGCAGATACTGATGAAGAAGATGCTAAGTTAGGTGCAGGTTTGGAATATTTAAAAGACAAACAAAAACGAGATAAGGCAATACATATTGTTAGCAATAGTAATGACAAATCTTTTTCTATAAAAGAACAAGCTTATTATGCTTCAGATGTATATGGAGAATACATATTACAGAAACAAGCTTTAGCAGAAAAGGTTGGAATTACTCAAAACAAAAGAGCTAAAGAATGTTTAGTTATTGATGTTTGGAGAACATTAGAAGCATCAAGACGCAAAAATAATCTATGAGATATACTTTTAAAGTATATGGATATTGTTACGTTGAAGGTTCTGCAATTGTAGAAGCTGATAATGATTTAGAAGCATACAATAAATTTAAGTCATTATCGCCTACAGAAATTAATTTGAAACTTAATTCTTTAAACAAAGATAGAATAACTTATGAAGTTATTAAAGATGTTAAGCCAGTATAATGAACATTCCCCACTACCTGAACAAAGATTATTTAGAGCAATAATAACACAGGCATTAGAAGATGCTGATTATAAAGGAACTGTAATGATTGATATGCGTAATAAAGAAACTGCTATCAATTGGTTCTTAGATCTTGGTAAAGACTTTAGAACTGCTTGTGATTATGCAGGGTTTGATCCTTTATGTATAAGAGATGCTTTTGTTAAAGCACGTGAAAGAGGATTAATGAACTATACTGAAAGACAAAGTGAGTTGTTATTTATTAACAAAGATCGTCAACGTCAGTTTAAAATTAACTTAGAGGATATATGATTTGTAAAGAATGTATTAAGAAAAGTCTTATAATTAAGAAGCTACAACTTAAATTGTTTTATAAAAACTTTGTAAGTAGATTAAGAAATCTTGGTATATAAAATATTACCATTAGATTTAGTAGCTTGTAAGTATTCTTTTCTATTATTATCAAAAGAATAACTACAATGTACCCATCCACTATTGGGTTCTTCTGATTTCCAAAATTCTAATATACATTGATCAAAGTCAAGAGTATTAACTATCCAATCAGATACTACTTTGTTTGGCACACCAGCAATTTTAAAGTCTGCTGCTTGTCCAAATGTATGTTGCGATGTAGGCTTACTACCTACTAATACACATAGTTCTGGTGATCTATAACCAGAAGTAATATTAACTGGCTTATCAAAGTGTGATCTTACAGGTTGTAATACATACTGACATAGTAATACTAAATTAGTAATATGATCAGCAGTTGGAATATTATTTATATTATTACGATCTGCAATTTCTGATTTACTTAATTCTTGTAAAGTAAAGTCTTTACTTAATTTCATTATTTTTTTAATTTACTTTTAATAATACGTTTAGCTCTTTTATCTGATTCAAGAGTCCAAAGTAATTTAGTAAGTACGTTATGGATTTTTTTTAAAACTTCTAACATTGACATGTTATTCGCTAATATCTTTTGTAATTGGTCTTGAAGCAATAGTTCTTGCAACTGATTCAGCACTTCTGCCTACAACATAACCACCAAGTCCAACATTTAAAAGAGTCCAAACATCTCCTGGCAATTCAAATCCTACTACAATACCAGTTAACATTTTAACAATTGGTGCAAAAATATAATTAAAGACTAATACAAATATAAGAACATACATAAGTAATGGTCTCCAACTAGATGCAAACCAACCTGCTTTAGCTTCTGCTTCTATAATTCTAGCTGCGGCTTTAAGCTCATCAGTGTTAGATTGTATTAATTGGGTTTGTAAATCAGCTTTTAATTTAGCTTGTAAATCTTTATCAGGTACAGCTTTATCAATTGTATTGAAAAGTATTTTAGCTAACGGTGCAATTGCATTTATCATAGGTAACATATTAACACTTCCATCTACGTCTAGCTTGACGTAATCTTGAGTTAGGATCTTTAGCTGCATTTGGCCACATCTTTAATTGACCAGCAGATCTAGCACAAAAAGATTTTCTTCTATTAGCTGCTTTGCTTCCTGGTTTAACTTTACCAGTAACAGCAGTAGATAATTTAGAACCTGGATTTAATCTTCTATAAGCTTGTACTCCAGCTCTAGTCATACCAGCACCAGACTTAGTTGGTCTAAAGTATTTTTTATTCTTGGGTGGCATTGTAGTTTCACGTCTCATCTATATCTCGCAGTTTTTTTAGCAATACTTTTAGGTTGTTTAGAAAATTGTTTGCCTTTACGTTTAGCTAATCTTTTAGCTTTAGTAGTAGCAGCATACTCAGCAGGAGATAATGCTTTAATAGCATTGGTAGGTAAATATCTTTCACCAGTTACTGATGATTTTTTACCAGACTTAGTTCTCCACTTTTGTTTGCCCCAGTCAACTAAACTTTGTTGTCGCTTTGCGTACATTATTTATAACCACCACCTCTAGCTTTGTAAGTCTTAGCTAGTAATTGAGCTTTACGTGCAGACCATTGTCCAGCAGCAGTTCCCATAACAGCTCTTGATTTAATTGATTGAAATAATTTTTTTCTTAAAGATGGTTTTGTATATACACCAGCTTTATTTACTGTGCTTTTTTTTTTCATAGTTTGTTTCAAGTATAAAGTCTATATATTGTTTAGCTTTAGCAAGATCTAATTCCTTGCCCTTGAAAGAATGGCGGCAAATATATTTAATAACATTACCTTCAGCATAAGGGATATTATTTTCCATTATAAATTTAGCTGGGCTAATTTTAAAACGTTTATAGTGTGATCCACCTATTTGTTTAAAGAATGTTTTGTTACTCATATAATGATTTTACCAATCCATCTTCCAGATTTATTTAATACCATAGGTATTAGTTTAGGTAAACCATTGATAATTACAGCACATCCAATAATTGGTCTCATGCGTTGAGTTTTATTATAACGAAATGCTAAAGAGTCTTTGTCAATTAAACATCCTACTTGTAAACCATAATATAATCCTAACGAATTACCATAGTATTTAATTGAGTAAGATGAATGATAATGTCCTTGAACGCAAGACATACCCATAGACTGAGCTAGTTTTAATACATCTGCCATTTTGCCATGACAAAAATATACAGGACCATTATTAGTATGCACAACTAAATCATCGTGCCACTTCCATTTATCACTAACCTTTAAAAATTCATTATACTTACGTAAGTAAGCTTTAGGTATTCCATATTTAAGACTACGTCTATAAACAAGACTACCATGATTAGAGTCTAATAAATCCATTACAGGAAATATTTTTTCTATTTGCTGTATGATTGGAATTGATATTCTTAATTCATCTCCAGCACTTGGAAGATCTGGATCGCTATCATGAAATGATAATGCGTGTTTATCTAACTCATCACCAATGTGTATTACACGATCTGGTTTATATTCTTTTTTAATTGCTGTTAGATAAGGTATTAAATCTTTGTGATGGTAAGGTATATGAGTATCACTAATTACTAAAATTGATTTGTTCATAGTTAGTTCTTATACCTAAATTTATACAACAAGTATAGATTGAATTAATCTATAAGTTTAAATAAATTAACTAATAAGATTCCTATAAATGCACCAGCTGCAGTTAAAAGAATCCAATAAGTTTTATCTACTTTATCTTCAATTCTGTCTGTTTTAAAATTTAAACTATTAATATCTGCTTCTATATGCTGTAAATGATTATCTTTAATAAGAGCTATATCTAATGCTAAAGTATCAATACGTGTATTAATTTTTAAAAGTTTTGTTTCAATATTGTTATCCATTAAAATAATGTTTCGTAAGGATTTCTTACTAAACCTTGTAGTTTATATTCACTTGTTCTAGGAGCTTTGTATTTAGGATGTCCAGTTTGTCCTAAGAACCAGTTAAGTGCTACGTCAGCAGCAAGATCTGCTGATATACCATCTTTAATTAAAGCTTTTTCAACTGTTTCGTTTGCTTGTTGTACCCATATAGGTAAAAACTTTTTACCTACTTGTCCACCATATTTAAGAGCTTTGGTGATATTATTATCATCATACTCAGTAATACGTGGAGACCACTTGCTAGTTAAGTATTGTTTATTAGTCAATACTTCTACAACAGATTTAGGTAATGATCCTAATTTTTTAACACCAGTACCATAAGGATTAGTTACCCAATCAAATGGTTCCATAAATTGTTTAGAGAATGTAAGAACTTCTCCATTACCTAAGTCTATTCTAGTTGGATCTTTGTTTTCTAATATAGAATGTCCTGAGAATATATAGTTTAATGCACTACCAATAGTAGCATAGATCAATGCTGTTCGTGCAAAATATAACTGATATAATCTTCTAGCATCAGGATTGCTTTCAAATAAAGGCAAAGCTTTAAATGCTATTCTAAGATTAGATATTGTCCAGTCAGGAGCAAATAATAATAACTGCATATAACCTTTAGATCCAGGTTGAAATACAGTTTGTGCTAATTTTTTATAAAGAGGGTTTTGTATTTTTTGTGTAATCTGCACCCAATTTAATCCACCAAAAGCATCATTAGTTACTTGTGATGCAATACGAGCATTGGCATATATATTAAATGTTTGATCACCAGGCTTTGCTAATCTTTCAAAGTTTTTTAAAAACGAAAATAGTTTAGCAGATGTATATACTCTATCCCAAGTTACACGATCAAACCATTCAAATACTTTTTTAGCCTTACCAATTGTTTTAGTACCAAATTGATAACCTAATAAATTATTAAGACCAGATGTAGTTCTATTAACTACAGAATAAAATCTGTCATGAGCTTGGTCAATTGTACCACGTTCAATTACTAAACCTGCTGATCTAGCAAATTCAAATACATCATTAAATCCATAAGACTGTATTAAGTCTTTAGTAACTTTAGATAATGGAAAGTCTTTAAAATCTAATGTAGGATTATTAATAGCTTTGACAATATCAGGTGCAGATCTAGGATTTAATATAGCTCCAATAGCTTTAAAACTTAATCCAGTAAAGAAAGCATTTTCAATTAAACCACCAGCATGGAAGAATGAAAAGCCTACAGCTAGTCGTTTCATAACTAGGTTAGTATTAAACATAGCTGTTATAAATTGATTTTCTGATTCAGCAGAAAATATCATTTTAAGTGGTGCAACTATTGCTTGATGTACTTTAACTGGTGCATTAGCATTAATGTAAGGATGTGTAAAATCTACATATTCTTTTGCGTATGGACCACGCATTACATTTAAAACTTCTTCTCCTGTTACTGCAATAAATGGAGATTTAGTAATTCCAGGTACACTACTAGTTCTAAGATTTTTTAATAAAGCTCGTGTAGATACTGCTTTACCTGCTGCAATAGCATATACTTTAAGTAACTCAATAGCATTATCCATGCCAGGTTTAAGTCTAAAACCTTTTTTTAAACCTTCATTAATTGTATCGTAAATTCTTTTTTTAGAAAATCTAAAGCTTTTAGTTGGACCATAAACTTTAGTATCAAACATATCTGCAAATTGAGAAGGATTAAATCCTCTATATTCACTCCAGATAATAGGTAGATAATTATCTCTAATGTTTTTTAAAATTGGTTCATCAAGATCTTGTAAAGTATCTTCAAATTGTTTAAATATATTTCTTATTGCATTAAGACCTAATTTTTCATCAGGGTTTAAATCAGATAGTTTAATCTTTTTACCACCTATTTCTGTTTGCTGTATGTAATGAAATATTTTTCTTGAGCTTATTGGATCAGGAATTAATTCTTGAATCTTACCAGACAATTGAGATACATGACTAAAGTATTTATGATTAGCAATATCAATAGAGTTTATTGTATCTTCAAAATCTTGTTGTCTTACTTGAGTAATATCATCTTTAGATGATTTTAAAAACTTGTTAACTGTTTTAGCTGCAGCATAAATACCAGCACCTAATAAAAATCCTTGCCCTGCTGCTGCAATTTTTTCATCATCAGCTGTTAAGAAAGATCCTGCTGCTAATACACCACCAAGACTAGCTGCATTTTTAACTGCACTATTTTTAGAAGCATTAACACCATTTTCAATAATAGGTCTAGCTAAAGAAGTTATGCTTCGTTTATGAAAGTTAATTGTTTCTTGACTAGATACATCTCTAATCTTTGGATCTATATCTTTTGATAGATTATCTATTTCATCAAATAGTTTATCTACGTAATCAAAATTACCAGTCTTATCATTGTATTCAAATAACTTAGTTAGATCTTCATCGCTATTTGAAATAATATTATTAGTAGCTCGTTTAACAGCATCTGGTTTTATATTTCCAATTTTAGAAGCAAGACCTGATATAGCTCCAATACCACCGCTAAGTAACAAACCAGCAGTAGCACCTATAGTCGTTTCAAGAGAAGTACGACTACCAGATATAACACCTTGTTCACCTAATTGCATAGCAGATGAAAATGCTAATGGAGTAAGTACTGTACCCATAGCACCATAAAGAATATCAGCATTAGCTGTTTGCTTTAAAGCTTGTTCTTCTGCAGTAAGTTTAATTGGTTTAAATGATTTAGAATATTTAAGTTTAAGAGAATTAGAAATACCTCTACCTAATCTAGAATAAGCAACACTTGGTAATAAAAATAAATAAGGATCAGCAACCATCATGTTTACAAGCTCAGCTCCAAACACAGATGGATATTGCTTAACCATTTTTACCATTTCATCACCACTAAATTCTTGGCTTCCTTCTTCTAGAAGATAACCAAACTTTTTATAAATACGTTCAGCTTCTTTATAACGTGGTGTGTTTTGTAAATAAGGATATTGTTCTAAAAATTGTAAAGCTTTTTTAGCTTGTACTTTTTTAGTATTACCAGTCATCCATTGATATAATGATGCAGGTATAGATTCTTCTAATATTAACTCTACAGGATTACGTAATGAACTAAAAAATCCTGGAGGTTCTTGTTGTTGTGGTCTTTGAGAAGGATCAATTAAACCATCAGTTAAATCATTAATAGGATCATTAAGATTTAACTCAGTAGTCCTTAAAGGATTAGCCATTATAACTTAAATTCTTTACTTATATATGTTTTAAATTCTGTTTCAAAATTAGATTTAGTAGTTTTAACTTTAGGTTTTTTATATTTAATTCTTCTTTCAGATCTAGCTAAATTATAAACATCTTCTTGAGTAGCAACTTTAGCACTAGGTGCAAATTTTCTTTCTGGAGAAAAGCCCATAGCTGTTGCTGCTTCTTTAGAAACTTGTCTAACTTTAACTGGAGCTGCTTTAAAAGATTTAGCTTTACGAGCTGTATATCTTTCCATAATTCTATCCATAGCTACATCTGCTTCTGTTCTAGCAATAATGTCAGCTTTCATAGCACCACGAGCTTTACCAATTTTAAGTCCTGATTTAGATACTTTACTGCCAGAAGCTTTTAATGACTTAACACCTGTTGCAGTAATCTTTCTAGTTTTGCTTAATTCAGATTTTAGTTTTTTAAAGTAAACTCTATTAGCAACTTTTTCTGCATAGTCTCTTGCAGCTAATGATCCAGAACCTTCCATACCATAACCCATGTATGCAGGTCTATCACCAAATTTTCTAACAAAAGATTTTTCTGCCGCTAGATCTACATCTGATTGACGCACTACTTTACCAGCAGGTAATTTAGTTACAGGAAATCTAGATTTAATTATTTTCATTATTCAAAATAGTCAGGGAATCTATTACGTAATATTTTTTCAGCTCTAGCTGGGCTAACACTTTTTAAATGTGGGTTAGCTTCAAGCAATAGATTAATTATTTTAGAGTCATCATTAGATACAATCTTACCAGATACTTTAGGTATAAATACTTCTGGTCCTACTTCACCTACTAGGTAAGCTTTATCTTTAGTTACTGGCCCACCTAATTCTCTTTCGCCAGTTATTTTGCCTCTAAATTCATCTACTTTTTTAGTAATAGATTTTTCACCAGATATACCAATACCTGTTCTACCAACAATACCTTTACCACTTGCAATATATTCTTTAGCAGCTTCTTCTAAGAAATCATCAATGTTGGCTTCTTTACCAGTTTTAGCTACAGCTTTAGCTTTCTTTTCAGCTAGTTTATATATTTCACCATAAGCCATATCTTGTTTAGCTGTAGTACTTTCTCCTTTAAACATATCTTTAATTTTTTGAAAGTATGTAGGTTCTCCAGCTAATCCAGATGCAGCAAGTTTAGCTTTAACAGCTTCAATTTGTTGTGCAGTTGCTGGTCCTGTAACAGAACCACGAGCAGCTATTTTTTTTGCATATTCTGAAGATATAATACCACCATCAACCATAGCTTTTAAACCAGCTTGTCCAATAGTTTTTCCTTCACTAGCTTGTTGTAATAAAGATAAACCAATACCAAATTGTGGATTAGACATAAGAGCATCAAAGCCACCTTTGTCTTTCCAAGTTTTTTGAGCATTATTAAAATATTCTCCAACAGCTCCTAAAAATGTACTTTCTCCTTTATTCATAGGAACAGGAGTTTTTGCATTTGGATTAACAGGTGCAGGAGCAACTGGTCTAGGAGTAAATGCAGTTTTTGATTCGTTCTGATATACATTTTGCAAACCTTCAGATACTTCATTAAAACCATATGAAGAAGCATCTTTTTGCTCTTGTGTTCTAGTATCAGAAAATAAAAAATTATTTAGATCGCCTAACAATCCTGAACCTTTATTTCTTAAATCATCAAATATTGATGCCATTATAATATACCTCTATTTAAATTGTTTGTTTTTAAAAAATCATAAAATGGACTATTATTAACTGCTAATAATCCAACACTAGTAGGAGTACCTACTGTTTTAGAAACTTGTTGTTTTGCTACATCATATCTTGTTGGTAGTGGTAATGTAGCTGGTTGTGTAACATATGTCTTAGGAGCTTGTGGTCCTTCATATGTATTAGTAGTAGATCTTGGTCTAGCTTGTTCTTGTTCAGGTGGATTTAAAGCATTAATAACATTTCCACCAGCAGATAAAGTTAATGCTGTTGTAAAATATTCACCAGGAGTTTTTGGTCTGTATTCTTCAAAAGCTCTAGATGTAGATCCAATAGGATCATTAATAAAAGCTGTTCCTGCTTCTTTTAATCCAGTAAAACCTCTTTCAATTATATTGGGTTGTGTGGCTCCTTTCATAACTACTGAAGAAGAAGGATCTACTTGTCCTCTAAGTTCAGGATAAATACTTTCAATGTTAGTTGGTGAACCAGTTACTAATGCGTTTGGTTGTATTTGTCCTATTAATTCTGGATAAGCTTGTGTAACAGGCATAGAAGTTGGTATGAAAGCATTAGCATTTATAGCTGCAGTTGGACTATTAGCTAAAGCAATTTCACCACTTGTTTTAGCAGCGGCTATAGTTTCTGCCATAGCTGCTTGTTTACTAGCTTCCATAGCTGCAATTCTAGCTGCTTCTTCTGCTGCTATTGCTTCAGCTGTTAATGCAGTTGCTTCTGCTGTTCCTGCAGTAGCTGTAGCAGATGCTCCACCAGTCATATAAGCTAAAGTAATTGCTGCTATAATTTCTTTATTATCAGTAACAAAGTCAACAGTATCATCAACAACATCACCTGCTGCTTCAAAAATTTTACTCATTATTTTAATCCGCCAAATATGCTACCTAAAAGTCCTCCATACATAGCACCAGAATATCCTCCAATAGATGGCAATTGAGAACCAATTGCAGATCCAGCTAAAAATCCTCCTGCTGCTTGACCTAATCTATTAGGTGATGGACCAAATACAGTTTGTGTTTGACCACCTCTAGCTACAGGATTTACAATGTTAGCATACTCTACTAATGACTGATAAGGAGCTTGTTGTGCTTGTCTAATATAATCTTCGTAAGTTTGTCCTACACCAGTTAAGCTTGTTGCTTGTTGTGCAGTTTGTAATTGTCTAGCACGTTCAGATTCATAAGCATTGAAAGCATATGGCAAAGCTGTTTGAGCTACACTCTTAGCTACTTGAGATTGAGCTACTGGAGAGGATGCAGTTCTTCCTACACCTGAATAGGCTTCATTAACACCTGTGTAAACATCTTGAGCTGCTTGTGCAATAATAGGTGATAAAAATGGATTAGAGTATTTACCTGCAACAGTATCTGATAATTGTGTATTGGCTTGTCTAGCCATAGCTTCTTGAGCTGCTAAACCTTCTAAAGTTAATGCAGATTGAGGAACATAACTTGATGGGCCTCTACCATATATATTTTGTGCTTCACTTAAAATTTGATTTAAATTTGTAGTAGATGGACCATAAGGTTCAGCTACTGTTTGAGATGTACTAGTAGTAGTACCACCTCCTCCGCCACCACCAAAGTATTGTTCTAGTCCTGTTTCTTCATTAATAGTTCCAGAACCACCATACATTTTAAGAAGTCTAGCTTCAAAAGGATTTATGTGTGCAAGTTCAGTATCACCATTAATACCTTTGCTAGATATTTCTTTGTAGAGATCTTTAAAGAGTTTAATCTTTTCTTTTAGTGTTAGTGTTTTTAAATCAATCATAGTGTTTTTTCTAATTGTACGTGTGTTTTTTTAAATTGTTTATTTTTAAGTATTCGTTCCCAACCTGGTCTTGTAAATAATTCCATTTTTTTACAACCTAATGATCTTGCCCAATTAACAACATTGTCCATAAAATCTACCCAAGCTTTATAACTTGTGCCTGTAGTTATTTTACAATCACAAACTTTATACTTAGGGTATTGTCTAATTTCAGTAACAGTAACGCATTTAATTTCTTTGTCGTTAGGATCAAAAGCAATCCATAATTGCATAGTAGCTTTTTCCAACCATTCTTTAACATGACTAGCATCTGCAAAACCACCAGCTCTATCACAAGCTGCTTGTATTAAATCTCTAACATACATCCACATTTCATTAATTTCATGTGGTTTACATAATATTAAATCTAATTTTGTTTTACTGTTTTTAGTATTAACTGGAAATTCAGTAATGTTGTCTTTATGATTTAATAACATACAATTATTTTTTTAATTGCTTTTCTAAAAGAATGTGGCTTTTTTTATATCTAAAGTTCCTTAAGACTTTTTCCCATCCTGGTCTTGCAATAAGTTCCATCTTATCACAATCGTTTTCATAAGCAAATTTCTCAAGTTCTTTAATTAAGTGTTGCCACTTTTCTCTATGATGTCCAGTCATTATGCGTATATAACAACATTTTTGCAAAGGTCTTTGTATAACTTCAGTTATAACAACACCATATAATTTCTTTGCTTCTACAGTTTCTTCAGAATCCCAAAGAATCCATAACTGACATTTGTTTTGAATACACCAGTCTTTAAAATGATTTGAGTTTGCATATCCTCCAGATCTAATTAAAGCTTCAGTTACGAGCTGCTCAACTCTAAACCAAGAAGCTTCTATTTTATCTTTAGGAATAGAAACTAAAGTAATCATTCAAATGTAATTTCTAATGCTGCTATAGTACCAGTAACTCTATTTGCTGTATCAGCAGTAATTTTAATTATATCGCCTGGATCTAATACAATTGGGCCTTTAGCAAAATTTTCTGTTGTACTAGCTGACATTACTAATTCAGCTATATCTGTTGTAGTAGCAGCACTAGTATCAGTTACAAATACTTCAATCTTAGTATTTCCTGTATGATTAGAACATTGTATAGTTCTAACTATTGCTTTTACATTTGCAGGTACAGTATAAACAGTAGTTTGATTTGTTGTAGTTAAATCAAAGAACGTACTTTTATATGTATTAGACATTTATTTTTTATTGAAATGTTTTTCAATATCCTTGTACCAATCTTCAAAAAACTTAACAGAATCATTATAAAGCTTTTCAGCTGATTCTTTAACTTCTTTGTAAGTTGGAAGTTTAAAAGGATTTAGATTAAACATATTAACCTCCTTTGTTTAAAAATTCAAGTTCTTCAAATGTATATGGTATCATTTGATTTTAGATGCAATATATATAGTTAAAATTAAAGTTATTACTATTATTAAATCGTAGATAACCATATTATTTACTTGGTTTTAAAGGATAAGCTACGTTATTAACTTTCTCAATAGTATCTAATCCTTGTGTTAAATTTCTTAATGCAGTTCTGTAAGTCATCCATTCTGATTTTTTGGCAGGGGTAAAATTACTATCCGCAAGTACAATGTAATCGCTATCAGCTAATAGTTTATTTCTTTTGGCTCTTAGATTGTCTAACGCAATATCCAATTCTACCTGTGGAATTATAGCTAATATCTGTTCCTTAGGTATTGGTGAAGTTCCATTTAACCATGTGATTTGGTTTATATCTTCAGCATTAACACTAACTGATGCTGTTGGATTTAATTTTAGTATTGCTTCTATAATCATAATTATCCTGCTATTTCCATTACTGTAATTGTTGATACGATTCTGCCATCATAATAAGTAGTAGCTTCATCTCTTATAGATCTATTAATGTAATGTGTGTTAGAAGTTGTTGCTCCACTTAATTGTATTTTATATGTTGTTGCAGAAGTAGTTGATGGTGAATCTAAATGTTGAAATGGTACAGGAGTTAATATCCAAGTATGACTTCCACCACCTAAAGCATCAACATTACCAACAGCCGATGTATGAGCAAATCTTCTTGAACCAGAAGTATCTGCTTTAGCAATTTCTGTTGAACCTCTTATTAAATGATAAAAAGTTTGGTTTCCACTTGGTCCCATAGCAGAACCAATAAATCCTGTAATTAAAATTTTATTTGATGAAGAACTAGGAGTTATAGAAACTGATAAGCCAGTAATATCTGTTAATGATGTAGTACCAGCAACAGAAAATGTATCAGTCTTAGTTGTTGATACAACTTGTAATACTTTACCACCTACACCTGCAGCTAAGTCAGCTGAAGTAATCGTACCATCAGTTATTCCTAGTGATTTTATTTTTGTTAGTGGCATTATTCAATAACTTCCCAGTTTAAATTTGTTTCGTTCCATTTGTATTTACCACCATCAGTAGGATAAGCAACTGGTGCTTCCCATCTACAAGTATCTTCGTTTAATATCCAAGAGTTAAAAGGTTTAGGTGGAATAAAAGCATCTCTTGTTTGATCGTATTGATAACCTATTCCAGCAAAGTTTTTTCTAATATTATTATTGTATGAAGTTTGTTTCCAAGCATCTCTTGTATTGTAAAGTTTATTAATAAAATCTACTCCAGCTTGTTCAGTTATTGCAACATCATTAGATACTACAATTACTT